TGACCCTGACTTCTTCCAATATAAAGGAAAACGTGCACCAATCGATTTATGTAATGTTGATGGTTTTGAATGGTCATACGAAACAAGAGGATTCCACATGGACAAAGACGCTAGTGTTATTGAAATCGGACCAGCGTTCACAACAAGTGGAACACCTAAATACTATGTTGGTGATGCTACATTCCAACAAGAACCTACAAATGAAACAAGTCCATACTACAGAATTTACTCAAGAAAATTCACAACAATGTTCTATGGTGGTTTCGACGGGTGGGATATTTATAGAGAATATAGAACAAACGGAGACAGATATGTACTTGGTAGAAATGGATTCTTGAACGGGGCTTGTCCTTCACCAAGATATCCATTAGCATCAGGATGGGGAGCATTTAAACAAATCTCTATCGGTGATGGAACACAAAGTTTCGCAAATACTGACTACTACGCTTACTTATTAGGAATCCAAACATTCTCTAATCCTGAAGCGGTTAACATCAATTTATTTGTATCACCAGGTATTGATTATGTAAACAATAGTGACTTAGTTGAGTCTACAATCGATATGATCGAGAACGACAGAGCTGACTCATTGTATATTACTACAACTCCTGACTACAACTTGTTCTTACCTACAACTACAGGTGGAGATGGATTGATCTACCCACAAGAAGCGGTTGACAACTTAGAACAAACAGGAATTGACTCTAACTACACGGCAACTTACTACCCATGGGTATTAACTCGTGATAGTGTAAACAATACTCAAATCTACATTCCAGCAACGGCTGAGGTGACGAGAAACTTGGCATTGACCGATAACATTGCATTCCCATGGTTCGCAGCGGCAGGTTACACAAGAGGTATTGTGAACTCAATCAAAGCACGTAAGAAGTTGACTCAAGAGGATAGAGATACTCTTTACCAAGGAAGAATCAACCCAATTGCAACCTTCTCTGATGTTGGTACGGTAATTTGGGGTAACAAAACTCTTCAAATTAGAGAATCTGCTCTTGATAGAATTAACGTGAGAAGATTATTATTACAAGCTCGTAAATTGATTTCAGCAGTTTCTGTGAGATTGTTATTCGATCAAAACGACGAACAAGTAAGACAAGACTTCTTAAATGCGGTTAATCCAATCTTAGACGCAATCAGAAGAGATAGAGGTTTATACGACTTTAGAGTTACGGTTTCAAGTGACACTGAAGACTTAGACAGAAATCAAATGGTAGGTAAAATCTATATCAAACCAACTCGTTCATTAGAGTTCATAGATATAACATTCTACATCACTCCAACAGGAGCATCGTTTGATAATATCTAATCAGACAAATAATTTAAAGGAAAAGGGGAATTCGTTCCCCTTTTTTTATTTACCTAATATTTATTAATGTATGAAAAATTATTATAAACATATCGTTAAACAAATTATTAACGAAATTATAGAGGAAAGAAAAACTCCGGTAATGAAATATTATGCATTTGACTGGGATGATAACCTTATGTTTATGCCAACAAAGATATATCTTAAAGACGATGAAGGTAATAGTGTTGGTATGTCTACCGAAGATTTTGCGGAATATAGAACTGATGTTGGTAAAGAACCTTTCGAATATGAAGGACATACCATAGTATCTTTTGATAAAGAACCTTTCAGAGATTTCGGTGTATTGGGTGACAAACAATTCTTAAAAGATGCGATGTCATCACCAACAGGACCGGCTTGGAACGATTTTGTGGAAGCAATTAATAATGGATCAATTTTTGCAATTGTAACTGCGAGAGGTCATACACCTTCAATGTTAAAAGAAGCGGTTTATAGATTGATTAAACAAAACAAACATGGTTTGGATTCAAATCAGTTGGCAAAAAACCTTTTAAAATATAGAGACTTGGCAGATGAAGAAAAATTATCTAAAGATCAATTAATACGATCTTACTTAGATATGTGTCGTTTTCATCCTGTGTCTTTCGGAGAAGGTTCGGCAACTAACCCTGAACAAGGTAAAATAAATGCAATGGAAGAATTTGTTAGTTATGTGAGAAATTTATCACATTCATTACAACAAAAGGCATTTATGAAAAACAAGATTAGTAATTACTTTACACCATTTATTGGATTTTCAGATGATGATGTAAGAAATGTAGAAACTATGAAGAAGCATTTTGATAAAAAAGAAGATAATATATTAAAGACTTATTTAACTGCAGGAGGACAAAAGAAATTATATTAACTAGTTTGTCTGGTCTAGTATAAGAATATGTCCAAAAAAAATGGAAGTAAATAGAAAAATTTTATTATCGTGATATTTATAATAAAAACTAAAATAAACTAAAAACTAAAATAAATAATTATGGCTGATTTGTTAATGAAAATGCCTATTCCTTACGAACCTAAACGCGAAAACCGTTGGATTTTAAGGTTCCCATCATCACTTGGTATTAATGAGTGGTATGTGGAGAGTACTTCGAGACCTAAATTAAAAATTAATTCAGTGAACATTCCTTTCTTGAACACTGAAACATATGTTGCGGGTAGATTCAACTGGGAAGAAATTTCAGTTAAGTTTAGAGATCCAATCGGACCTTCAGCGTCTCAAGCGGTTATGGAATGGATTCGTTTATGTGCGGAGTCTGTTACAGGTCGTATGGGTTATGCTGCGGGATACAAGAAAAATGTGGACTTGGAGATGTTAGACCCAACGGGAGTTGTTGTTGAGAAATGGATTTTAGAAGGAGCCTTTTTGACAGGATATGATGGTGGTTCATTATCATATGACTCTGATAAGATTGCAGGGATCACTTCAAATATTCGTATGGATCGTTGTATATTAGTATACTAAAAAAATTTACTTTTAATATTAACCGTGTACATTTATAGTGTATACGGTTTTTTGTGCAATAATAAATTAAAAAATATATAAAAAAATGGATCAAGATACGGCTGCTTACGGGCAAATGGACTTTAACTTACCACATGACGTGGTGACACTACCTTCAGGTGGTATATTCTACAAATCTAAAAAGAAAAGTGTTAAGGTAGGGTACTTAACCGCTAGTGATGAAAATATTTTGGTAAATATTGATTCAAGAAGATCTATTAATGAGGGTGTTGTTTTACCTTTATTAAGAAATAAACTTTATGAACGTGACATAAGACCCGAAGAACTATTAGAAAGTGACATCGAGGCAATACTTTTGTTTTTACGAAACACATCTTTCGGACCTGAATATAGAATAACAACTATTGACCCAAGTAACGGTCAAACATTTGAATCGTCAATAATGTTGGATGAATTAAATCTTACAAAACCTAAAGTACAACCTGATGAAGATGGTACGTTTACTATAAAATTACCGCAATCTAAAGCTGACGTTAAAATAAAAATGTTGAGTTTACACGATACTATTGAAATTGCAAAAATAGTTGATTCATATCCTGTTGGTTATACTGCTCCAACGGTAACAACAAGATTAAATAAAATCATTTTAGAATTAAATGGTAGTCCTGATAGAAATGAAATAAGTGTATTTTGTCAAAATATGCCAATTGGTGATTCTAAATTCATAAGAAATTTCCTTAAAGAAAACGAACCGAGATTGGATTTAAGGAAAACAGTTTACGCCCCGTCTGGAGAAAAAGTTGATGTTGGTATCAACTTTGGGGTGGAGTTTTTTCGGCCTTTCTTCTAATCACTCAAAATTTTTATTAGATGAGTTTTATTATTTAGCAAAATATTTAAGAACATCATATAATGAATTTTTAAAACTACCAACCTATATTAGGAAATATCTATTAGATAAGATAATAGAGGAAAATACTCCCAAAACTTAATACTTAAATATTTATAGTAAAAACTATCAATGGGTGAATTAGATGATTTTAAAGGGAAAATAAGTGACGATCAGTTTAAACAACTTCAAAAAATAGTTTCTGATGCTCGCAAGGATGGTGAATCTAAAGGGTCAAAAAATAAATCGGATAATGATTTATCGGAATTAGATTCTGGTGTTGAATCTACAACGGCTAAAGCGACGACACTTGGCGGGATTTTTGATGATGCTGCGAATGCTGCAACTCAAATGCTTGCTGCTTTAAACCCAACAGATTTTAGTGGTGCGGATTACTTAATGAAAAGTGGTCAAGTTTTAGCGAACGAAATGGGTATTGGTAAAGCAAGAATGGGCGAAATGAGAACCACAATTGCTGATGCTATTCCAGAAATGTTAAAATTAGGTATGTCAACCACTGAAGCTTTTCAGGTTTTAAAAGACGTACCAACATCACTTGGTGTTAATACAACTATGGGTACCGAAGCTCTTAGAGAAATGGGAGCTGCGGCTCAAGTAAGTACAGTTAATGTTAGTGATTTAGCAAAAGAATTTAAGGGTGTTGGTATGTCATTATATGATGTTGGTAATGAAATGGCAATAGTTGCTAATTACGCAAAAAGTGTCGGAGTTAACGTAGGTGCGGTATCAAAATCTGTTGTTGAAAATTTATATAAAATGAATTTATATAATTTTGAAAATGGAGTTAAAGGTTTAGCTAAAATGGCGGCAAATGCGGCATCTATGGGTGTGACTATGGAACACGTACAAACTGTAACAGATAAAGTTTTTAATCCTGAAGGGGCAATTGAAATGGCTGCTGGTCTACAAAGGTTAGGTGTTTCAAGTAGTGCGTTGTTGGATCCATTAAAGGCAATGGATTTAAGTATGAATGATCCTGAACAACTACAAAAAGAGATCGGTAATATAGCAAAAGAATTTTCAAGTTTCAATAAAGAAACCGGTAAGTTTGAAATAATGCCAGGATCTAAAAGACGTTTAATGGAGGTGGCGAAAGAAATGGGAATACCGGCAAAAGAATTAGCAAATATGTCAATAAAAGCATCTGAGTTTGATATGAAGATGAGTAAAATAAAATTCCCAAGTTTAGCGGCATCTGAAGAAGATAAGACATTAATTGCCAATATGTCACAAATGAAAGGTGGAGAGGCTTTTGTTCAAATAAAGAATGATACGACTGGTAAAATGGAGGAGGTGAATGTTTCAAAATTAACTGCAGACCAAATTACAAAATTAAAAGAACAACAGGCGGATGGTAATAAAACAATCGAAGAATTGGCGGTAGATCAATTAAATGTTTTACAATCTATTGACGCAAAAACAGGGAGTGCGGTAAAAGCAACCCAATTTGGTAAGGCAACCGCACCAGCAATGGATAGATTTTATAACGCAATAAATGTTGTAAGGGAGGAATCTGTTAAAGCAGCTACAACAGGAGTTAATACCGAAAAGGCGAGAGAAGTCGTTGCTGGCGTAACACAACCTATAGAGGGAGGTATTATTGATTTATTATCTGGTAAAGGAAGTTTAGAGACCCTAAATAATACTTTTACAACTTTAGCTAATAATATGGCCGCAACATTAAAAGAAATAACAAAAGGTGGTGCGGGTAATTTAATGAACGCAACTCAAAATACGGTTAATAAAGTAACTGAAATATATGGGCCGGCTGGTGTAACCCCAACTGATATAAAAATTGATGAAAATCACCCATATTATAAAAAACTTGATGAACTTTTAACTAAAATAACGGGAGAACCTAAGGAAACAAAAACACAAACAACAGTTAGTGGTGAGGTTAACCATACTCTTACTATTAAGGGAGATGGGGGAACATCACTTAGTACTGCGGAATTTAATAAAAAAGTGTTGGAAGCAATAGTAGATCCTAAGATGAAATCGGAATTTAAAAAAACATATATGGATTCAAACTCAGGACTTGGTGGGTAAGAAATAGAAAATTCTTAAAATTATGTTTTCTATAAAAAAATTCTCAAGGTATTTATAAATAAAAAAGTATGTCAGATAGTACATTATCGTTTGCAT